CGGCATAATGAGAGCCGGATCGCCTACCATTGCCCTTGTTGCATAACCCATGCGCTGCAATTTATACAGCGATAATAAACCCCTCACAAGTCGAATATCAGCAGCACCGGCAAAGTCATTATCATGGCGCATGAATCCTGACCCCAGAACGATACTATTCTCGTTCGATTGGTCAAGTACGGAGCCACACATTAATAAGTGCTGACCATCGTTGGAGTGTTCCGGCGCCTGTCCAGTAAGTCGCTCAATGATATAGGACGTCATCACATCACCAAAATTCATAATGTCCTTACATGCCCACCATGCTCTCATAATGCTAATTTTTTTACGTTACTGATAAACTCATTGCGCCCCATCTCATAGGCCATCCGCGCACGTGAACTCCGATAATTTACCTCTTCGTCGCTCATGTTCATTATCGTATAAACGGCAGCTGACAAATCCGAAGGTTTGAACGTCCATGTGTTTACGATACCCATGTGTCTGTAAGGTTGTGCCGGAATCAGTACGGAATAATCAGGTCTGCATAATTCATTCATTGGCGCTGCATCGATAGTCAGCACAATAGCACCTACAGACAACGCCTCATTGATGTAATGTCCGAAGCCCTCGTACTCCGAGGGACAGATATGAAAACGATACGCGTTCTGTATGATACGATAGTCCTCATCCTTCAACCTTGCATTGTAAACCGTTACGTTCGCATTCGTTCCGCCTTTCATCCACTTCGACGTTATCAATGTCAAGTTGCCTATTCTATTTTCAGTAAAGGCCTTGTAAGTTAATGTCGTTCCCTTTGTTTCAGAGCGACCAATGGCGTGCAAAAAGGCCGGCGTTCTGTTCACTTTAGAATCCATGCGGTCATCGGAAGTCCACCCGATGTAAACAGCCCTGTCACCTACATATCGCCTAAATATCTCCTGACAATGGCGTGTCTTACATAACACTAAATCGAAGCGGTCAATGAATGTCAGCCACTCCGATGCGAACCACTCGGGATTAGGGATGATGATATTGCGCCTCCCATTTATCATATCCTTTCGGCAGACCTCGAAAAAGATATTCGTATCGGCGTGTGGAGGTGCCTGACCTTTCAGGTAATCGACAAAATTATATTTGATACCAGCCACTTCGGCAAAGAGTTTCATGTCCCTGCTTAAACCTACGCCGTTATCGACTGAAATGAAGTTAATCATAAGTCCCATTTATTAGGTACATGACACACCAGATATTGCCCGGTTATCCGCACGTAGCGACCTCGTTTCATCAACTGTTGGATAAAGTGCCAGTCGTGGTCATAAGTGTCATCAGGTGCCCATTGTGCGAGTGTACGCTTATGCACTATGTTCGATGTGCCGCACTTATGCGCCTGCAATGCACATGCCCGCTCAATAAACTTTGTTTCGTGCGGTATCATGTCATTGAACAAATACCAATCGAAATCGGGATGCGCTGCAATGCCATCGGCAATCATTTGCAGGTGCGAAGGCCCCAGCACGTCATCGTTGTCAAGATAAACGATGTAATCACCTTTCGCAATATTAACGCCTGTATTTCGTACGATGCCAGACCATATCTTTTGTTTCGGTATTTTATAGCATTGCACCCTTTCATCGGGATATTCTGCCACTATCTCACACGTCCTGTCGCAGCCATCGGCAATGACAATCAGCTCCCATTCCGGTATCTTCTGCAACAATACGCTGTTAATAGCGCGCCGGAGTTTATTCTCCCTGTCCGATGCAGCCCCTTTGTATGCACCCAGATAGGATGCCATGATGATACTAATCATTTCGTCTTGTGTTTGGTTATGTCGTATCCGTTGCGTTTCGCCTGTCGCTCACTGATGTACTTTATGTTATGACGGCAATTATACCCGCCTCTGTGAATAAAAAAATCATAATTCTCTTGAAAGTAAGGCAATGCCTGCGGCCATGTCTTTACATCATCCACATGATAAGTGTTACCAGCCCTCTCTTCGCAGAATGGCCTGGTGGTTTCAATTACATCACCCTCATAGACAAAGTATTTCAACCCTAAACGGTTAGCGTATGCCTCTGCTATCTTTGCATTTACGTTGAACATCGCATCATGAACGTACTGCTTTGAGTAACGAACTAACGATGTGTCAATACCTTTGCCCCCCAGCAACAAATCTTTGAATCCTTTTTGGAAGTCCCTCAATGTCGCCTGTCCACTTATGGACTGATTGACGTAATTAACGACCTTATTCTTAATGTCCTGCTTCGCGGCACGTGTCAGATTGTCAAGATAAGACCCCTTGATTATGTTGTTATTCATATCAAGCCCAATTGAAGCGCCAATGGCTGTTAGCTTCGCATAAATATCGGTCTGCGTAATCGGCTGTTCTGATATGGCAGAATAGTATTGCCCGGTCAAATCAGCACTCTCCAGCATCTTCTTAGCAACCTCTTTAAACATGCCATTCAGCGGCTTCAAATACTCGTCAATACGATTTGATATTTCATTCGATAGGTTGAAGTTACGGCTGTTATATTCAATCTTGCCGCCATGCACATCAAAGACAAGTTGCTCCCGAATCTGTTTCACCAGACCTTTCTCAAATTCAGCAAGTGCCTTGTCCAAGTCGGTCAAGGCATCATTCATGAATTTACGCAGCAATTTATCTTTGTCGTTTCCTGTCATTATTCAGTAGTGTCTGTTGTAAAATCAATATCAGGTACTGTCATCATGGCTGTATATCGTTCGACATACTCCCGAATTATATCACGCTGTTTTCTCGTTGCGCTGTTGTAGAACACATCGGCACCTATCTCAATCTCGATGTCAGTGAATATCTGACCGTAGAACGTATAAAGCACCCGGCTATAATTATCAATCGGGAGTGAACTGTTGATGTTCATTCGTTCCTGTTCAGTCTTCCCTCTGTACGGGTCAAAATAAGCCATTACGCTGTATTTCTTCATCAATTCCGGCGTGTCCTTATAAAGTACGCTCGCAGCATCGGCCTCTAACCCATCAATGATAGCCATACCAGCGCCGGCAGTCTTTGCCGCCTGCAAGTCGGATAACACCTCGTCATAGGTCTTTAGTTTGAAGTCCTGCTTCACATGAGCAATTACATTCAATCCCTCACTAACGCCCATGTATTCGGCGGTCTGCCATACGATGTATTTCCACAATGAAGCGTATTGCTTTGCAAATGAGTAAAGTGTGTCGTAAACCGATTGCAGTTCAATGGTCTTTTCTGTTGCAGTTGTCGTTACTTCGGCACGCGTGAAAATATCGCTGTTGAAAATCGACTTTTGAATCTCAATCGACAACCTATTAACGTGTTCATTCTGGAAGTTAAGAACATCGATGGGTAACTGAACGTATGATACAAAGTTACCTAAATTGAATGCCTCTGCCGGATCGCGTGGCAACCCTAACGTAATAATGTCCTGACCAGATGTGTGAGCCGACATATAACCAGTGCCGCCACAAGTAGGACATTTTCCGCCCGTTGTGGTCAGAACTCCATTAACGCAGCCCTGTGCCGTGCATCGTGGCGCGTATTGAATCTTTTGAGGGAACGCATGTAATGTAGTCCCTAAGTCGAACTCACTGACTGCCTTTAACGCCTTATCGAAGTAAGGCCTGGCACCCTCAAGTACGGATACGAAAGTACGGTGGTCTGTCAAAGCATCATGCAGATAACCCCAACGACAGGCAACAGGTGCGGTCAATTTATAGAATGTTTCCATTACATAGAACACTTCTCTGTCGTTGATCTGAAAGTATTGCTGACCATTGAACTCATAGATAGTGTGCTGTTCCTTCATCAAGCGAAGTATGCTATCATCAGCAATCGGGACAGCCACAATAGCGCCATCTGTGCCGTATAATGTGTAACGATAGGATTGTTTTAAATTGCCATCCGTGCCGGTGTACGTCATCGGCTTACGAATCAGCAGCCAGTCAAGGATGCCATTTGTAAACTGATAATTCAACGCGTCAGGTGAATAGACAATCGTCGGGAATGTCTTAGCGTAGTCCCTGCCATCGGTGCCGAATGTGTCAACGATTAACCAGCCATTAGGGTCAATGAATGTCATATCAGCAATGAACTCATCAAGATAGGCACGCTCATCCGACATTGAATAGAACTCCGACAGGACTTTTTTCAAGTCATCGACCTTACCGGTGGCATCATGCGAATAATAAAGGTTGATCGCGTTGGACCGCAGCCCTTTTTGAAATACGCTCTTTGCCCTGCTTACTGCCGATGGGATTATGTGAGCCGTTAGCCGCTTACGTTGTGCGAAGGCAGCTTCATCCTCCCGTTGTACGATTTGTTGCAGTTGGGCATCCAGACCATCGCCTGTTACCCATGATTTGTATTTCTCGTATAATTCAACCGTTCTCTTGTAGTCCCCGTGTGTGGTGTTGGTAAGACGTGCTAAATCGGCGGCTGTTATCATCTGTTTTATAATTTTCGCAAATATACAAACTTAGAATTGAAATTCCAAATTTATTTTCCGAAGTGGTCTCGAAAGGCCTCGCACATTAGATAGTCTAAAGTATCTGATGTATGTCCATATATTTCATATGTCATTCCAGTATCTGTATCCTTTACCCGCTGTTTCAGCTTACCCCCATCGGGAGCTTCGAGTACATTCTGGAAGTCCTCAATCGTTTTCTTGCATGCCGGGTCAATAAATAACTTTATATGCCAGCCCCCAGCCAGCACTTTATTGATGAACTCCCTACGTGCTTTTAGTCGTGGGTTTGAACGCGGCACCCGCCACGAAGCCGATGATAGATACTTTGCCATGACTTGTGCAATGACATCGTAATTGTTCCGGCTAACGACAGTATTCATATTGCTGCCAGAGGCGTCGCCGTAGATAAAGACCTGGCCTTTGAAGTCCTTTTCATCAAGATAGCGAACGATGGCACCAGCCAGATGCTCCGACTGATTGTATGGATTCGACAGCGTGAACTCTTTGAATGTTTCGACATGGTACTCAACGCCTACCTGCCTGATTTGCGACAACGTAGCTGTGATGTAAGGTGATACGTTGAAGTCAAATGATACGTGAACGGACAATGCAGGATCATACTCACACTTACGAATATTTGAGCCGCTGAAATGAGAATAAAACTCAAACCCTGACTTAACAGACCCAGTGATCCCCTCGCCGTACACCTGCCACCATGCAGCATCGTACTTGTTCGATTCAATCTCTGACACCTGCTCATGCGAAAGGAACTGATTATCCTTGTATGTCGAATGCACCAATACCCAGCGGCCTGCCTGCTCCGCGTTCTCCATTATGTCCGTATCTACCCAGAATTTTTTAATCGGGTTGTAATCGAATATGACCTGCTGACTGGTACGGATTAATAACTGTCTAACGATTCCATACGGGATAAACTGACACTCATTGACAAATAATCTGTCCCTCTGCGAGCCGTGCACCTTATCGTCGTTATCTGCCGAGAAGAACTCTATTATAGCACCATTGGGGTAAGTGTACGTGAACGTTGAGCTGTTCCAGCGGTCGGCACTAAAGGCATTCGCCTCCCTCAATATATTGACAAAGTCCCTTATTGCACCCTTACGCAGGTGAGGGATAGTCATTGCCACGACAGAATTCACCGTTGCCCGCTTGTCTGTCGATGCCGTGAGGTGCAATAGCTGTAGGTTGGAGTAAGTCTTACCCGAACGCGTTGAGCCCTTGCTGATGATGTAACGTACACCATCGCGCCACGCCGGAAAGGTCTTCCAAAATACGGATGTGAATTTCATTCCTTGCGGTTGATGAAGTCTTCGAGCTGTTTCTTTTCGTCGGGGCTTTCGACTGTTATCGACATGCCGAGCGTCTGGTCATTAGAGGTCATGTCCTTCCTGTCCTTCTGGTCAAGGTACTGTTTGCCGAGCCAAATGCACATCGACTTATCGCCATTCATTGCCATTTCAAACTGTTTCGCCCTGAGTAGCTCTTTGCCTTCGGACTTCTTTTGCGCTGAATACTCACTAAAACTCAATTTATTGACCTCTTTACAGTCCTCGTATAAAACATTCGGATGCACGCCTAAAATGCCAGCAATACCAACGCCATCGCATTGACACGTTAATAAGTGATCTACTCTTTTCCAGTCT